AAACATATTAACCTTCATAAAAAGTTGTCTTATCTCCTCGACCATTCCTTTCGACATTGCCCTTTCAACGATTATCCGACAATCGTCGCCCATATTAGTCAGACGTGCTCTTCTGTCTTGACAGATCTTATAGAGCATACTTGTCACCACAAGCACCCCTACCAAAGAGGTGTTCATCTGACCAGAGGTTAGAGTGCCTTTTATTTTATAAGAAAAATGACCATCACTCGTTCTGCCTCTAACTACGGACGTTAACTGGTAAGAAAGTAATTGTTTTATGTGTTCTCTTTCCCCCGAAGGAAAACACACCGCAACTACCTCATGACTCCACCTAAGAGCTTCTTGGAATATTGATGCATCAAGCTTTTCCACATCCAAATCAATGAATATGGGATCCGAAAAGCTATCCCAATTTTCCTGTGTCAAAGTAGCTAAGGCGTCATAATTAAGACCCTTAGCAACTACCGTGTAACCAAACATCGAATTGATTGCATGATAGATTTTATCTTCAACTGCTCTAATGTAGACCCCAGTTAATAAAAGGTACACATACCCCGCTGGCGAGATTACTCGGGGTATCCTTCCAGGTTTGAGCTCCCTCAAGTCTTTCTCAAATTTAATAAACGCTCTAATGTGTGCCATTGAGGGGACAAATCCCAGCTTTTTATATGTTTCCCAAGCATCGATGTATGACTGTTTCCTCAGGCCACTATACTTTCCTATGAATTCATCAAAGGCAATAGCGGCGGAATCTGCAGTCAAATGTGTCAGAAGGGCAATAAAAGCATCGTTTATCTCATAAGAGAAAACTCCCTGGTTGGGAATAATTGATTCGGTGTCAACATACAGACTTCCCCCTTTGGCCAATGCCATCTCAAGGTCAATCTTCTCTTGTTGATCCTTACATTCTAGCTTGTTGTCTGATAACCAATCTTGATAAAATGTAGCGGGAACATTACGAGTAAGAACACGTTTCACACTCGCGCATGAAATGTTATGTAATGTGGACACAAATCCTAGGACGCATTCGGAGGCGAATCCCTCGAATGCTATTAATCTCCTAGGCTTTTTCGGGGCACCCGATCGACG